GAATAGCGGCATTGTCTCCGCCTGTTCCTGAACTTGGATCTAGTGTTACACTGTAAATGTGATGTGGGCTAGGTTTATTGTACCATCTAACTTGTCCCATATTTCCTGTTGGATGTATGCCTGCCATCTCTACCAGATACAAGGGACTTATAAGTGTTTCGTCATATATGATGAATTCGCAATCATGTTCACGTCTAAATCTTTCTTCACCAATCCTAGCACGTTCTTCATCTGCCCAATCGTCATCACGTTCTGGGTGTTCGTTCCACCTTGCCAGGTATCCCTTAAAGCCATTCCTGCCTAATGCCTGTTCGTTACCGTGTTCATCAAACAGTTTATTTGCTTCTGCCCATATGAGAGCAAAAGTGTCGTCATCACTGTTAGGAGTGCTAGTTACAATACAACTACCACCTGTACTAAGTGTCGGAGATAGTGCTGTCCAAAATTCTTTAGCAATTCGTGGAGGTACAAACGCAAACTCGTCTAAGTATATAAGTGTTAAGGACATACCACGTCCTGTGTTTTCTGTAGTGGTAGTACTTACAATTCTGCTACCATTGTCAAACGTAATACTTCCTTTATTGTATTCTGTTACACCTGCTCTAATGTGGTCCGGTGCACTTTCATATGCATATCTTACACGTTGCATAATTTCACTAGCACCACTTGCCTTGTGTGCGGCAACTAGTATTGTGCTGTCTGGCTTGAACATTGCATACCACAATAAATATCCTGCGGCAACAGTAGTTTTACCCATCTGTCTACCTAACATGTTAATACTGAATCTATTATTGTTGTAGTTTTCTATCAAGTCTAATTGATAATCATAAGGTTCAAAATCTATACCACCTCTAGTAGGATGTTGTATACGCATGTGATTGACCATAAAATACAGAGCGCCAGTAGTGGGGTGAGCACAATTTTTAAAGTCTCTTAATGTTTTTTCGTCGTAGGCAACTTTAGCATAGCCTTGCTTGATTAAACTGGTATCTGCTGTTCCTCTAGCCATTGCTATATCCTAACAAATTATGATTAGATGCATAATCTAATAGTGCTGAAGAAATTTTTTCATGTCCTGCTATAGTAGGATGGCCTTTAAATGATTCTGGATCGTTATCACAAACACTTGTTCCATAAAAAATTTTATTTTGTAGAAATCCTGGTCCTAAACTTGCTGATACACCACTAACTACTAGTCTGAGTCTTCGTTGTTTGCCTGGTACCCACCAAAACAAATAGTCTATATTATTTTCTTCTAAGTATTCTTTACCTCTACTTAAATGCCCGTGAGCCGTCATTATGTGCTTTTGTAATTCTCTATCTGAAGCATATTCTTTCGTAGGGTACCACATTTCTAATTCTTTGTAGTACTGTTCAAAACCTTCTTTTGTTATTTGATCTGCAGGTATTTCTATTATATGTTCTATTAAGTCACTATCTATACTTCTTTGTATAAAATATACTTCCCACTTGCTTAAATCTTCTCTAGCAACGTATGCAACTGGTTGTGCATATTCTCCATTCACCATTTCAACTGGTTGCCATTGCCTGTAACGAAGTGCTGTGAGTTCTACTACAACCTTTAAGTTTTCAAAAGAATTATACTTTTCTTTGTATGCTTTACAAAATTCTATTGTTTGATCAACAGATGACTGTGGTGGTTTACCACTATAACAATGTTTATATAATTTTGAGTCGAGACTTTCTGCTAAGAATTCTGCATAACTTTTGGAGGGAGTTACTAGATTGTATTCTTGATACTCTTCGTTCCAGCCTGTTGCAAAACTAGAACCGTTAACATATAAATCTGACATGCAGATATTTATCAGCGGATCAGTTTGGCCTTAAGGGTATCTCGGAGTCTATCAATAATTGCTTGTTTATTTGTTGTGTAAGAAGGGTCTTCTTTTTCGCTATCACCACAAGGTTCTGCTTTAACTTCTGGCTCTTTAGGTTCTTCTTCTTTGTCTGCTGGTTTCATTGCATCTGGCAATGTAAGTCCTGCAAGTTTAAGAACATCTGCTAAGTCTTGTAATGTATCGCCAGTTGCTTCTATGCTTACTGAACCTTTGTCTGTATTTTTGTGTTGCTTAAATTCTACTGAACCGTCAACTTTAGGCTCTTCACTTGGCATTGGCACTGCACCGGGCATTGCGCCAGGCATAACTTCAGGACCCATACCATATTCCATGATATCTAGTAGTTTTTTATTTAATTCTCTATCGTTCATTATACTCTGCCTGAACCTGATTGTGAGATTCTTGTAACTTCTTTGCTTGATTCTGTACCACGTCCCATGTTAGGTTGTGCAATCATGTCTTGATACATTGGGCGTAAGTTGTCGCCCATAATTTCGTCTTTGCTTGGATAGTTGCTAAAGTAGTCAGCACCTTTCTCTGCTTTAATTTTTTGTAATTCTGCTAAAAACTTTTCGTTATATGATTCACCGAATAAATCATAATCTTCTATTTCTTCGCATTCGTCTTGATAGTGATCCATTGATTCTTTACCAAGTTCAGACTCTTCCATTTCTGCATATCTATCTTTGTCGCGTGTAACACGTTCTTCAGCCATATCGCTTTCACATCTACGTGGTTCTTTTACACCGTATACTAAAACTCTGCCATGGTCTAAGCCCATATTCACGGCTAGCCATACTTCTAATATTCTTTCGTTAACAGGATATTTTAAAATAATATCTGAACTACATACTTCGCTAGTACACTGAACACCTTTGTATTTTACAAATTCAATTGGATTTTCTTGTATCGGGGTACGTTTCCACGGTGCAGCACTCACTAAGTTGTACTTTTGTAAACAGCCTTCAAGAGTGGACATTTGTTCAGAACCACAGTCTCCTGCAATCTTTACTCTGTAGCCGTACTCTTTTTTGAAGGATTCGGTTATATAATCTTTAAGTTTCATAGTCTTCTCTTGTCTCATCGTTATAACTATTTATCAAAAACGTCAAAAATTAATCATCGCCTTTCATAATTCTTAATAATTCGTTACGATCATATACCTGTGTAGCAGTTACATCATCGCCATATTCGCCATTTTGGTTCTTAGTTTTATCTAATCTTGCTTTTTTTAGCATTAAATCTAGTTGTTGTAATTTTGCTTTTGTTTTAGAATCTTTTGCTTCTAATGCAATCTTTAACATGTTACTTGCTTCTGCAAATACTTTACCTGCGGCCATGTCACTAACATTCATACCTAAGTTCATTAGTTGCTCATAACTATCTATTGCTTTGAGAGATATATCATCCATCTCTACTTCATGGTCACCTAATCCTCTGATTTCTTTAAAAGCATCATTGATCTTTTCTGCTACCGATAGTCCATGGCTTATTACTTCAATTTCTTTCTTTGCTTCTTTAACTTCTTTGTTGCCATCAGTTACGGGTGTTTTCTCCCCTAATGCTTCTTCTATAGGTGGTAAGTTAAATTCTTCTTCTAATTTCTTAGTCATTGTTTATAGCCTAATTTTATTAATTGTATGATCCTTCCGCCAATGTCTAGAGGGTGCCATATTGAAAGTTTACGATCAACATGATGTGGTTCATGGAACCCTTCGCCAAATGTAAGTAGTCCTACTGCTAAATCAGAATGTGCTTCACCTCCCCTATGTGAGTATGAAAACACTAAACTACCAATTAATTTTGCAACTCCTGCTGGTGCTAACCAAGCATATACTAGTGCAAAAGGATCTATTAGTGAAAGTATTAAAGCATACGCCGCAATTACTTCCCAATAGTATCTATGTTGTGCTCTATACAAATCATTTCTTAACAAACGTCCTGCCCATTTTATATTAGGCTCTGTGAACACTTGTAGAAAGTGTGCATAGAAATAACCTTTATGCTTAGGAGAGTGCGGATCGTTTTCTGTATCTGTATACTTATGATGTGCTCTATGTGTTGCAACCCAAAGTATTGCAGGTCCAACCATCATAATATGTGCAAAAAACAACATCACCAATTCGAACCACTTAGGACATTTAAAATAACTGTGACTTAGATATCTATGATATCCCATAGTTAAACCAAATGTCATTATGCCAAAATACATAGCACCTGCTATGGCCCACTGTGCTGCTGTTGCATACATAACCATGGGCACAATGGCAAGCATACTGGCTACCTGGCCAGCAAATAAACTCCATTGCATTCCAGCCTTTCCTATTTGCATAATGCTATTTATCGTTATTTTTTACGTTTACGACTATTTCGAGGTTTGTTGTTTCTAAATATTTGATCTTCGTTAATTACTTTGAATCTAATGCCTTTACGTTTGCACCATTCTTGTGCGGCTGTCCACTTAGCGGCATTGACTGCTACTTGTTGTACTTGTCCTTTGCCTTTGGCACTTTCAAGTGTAGTTTGGTTAGCAGGTTTTATTTCTATAAGTTCAACATGCTCACTGCCGTTCTTATCTAAATATTGTATCATAAAGTCAGGTACATAATTTGTGTATCTACCTGTCATAGGATTGCGGTAAGGTATCTTGATGTTTTCACTTGCCCATTTTAATATGTTAGGATGAGTGTCACACATACGCATAAAAGCAAGTTCCCAACTGCTTCTAAAGTATGGCTTTTTTTCGCCAACATACTTGGAGGCGTTTACAACTTCGTAAACTCCCTGTGCGAATTTTTTCATGGCTGGATTAGGCCTGCTACCTTACTTCTATTATTTTTTGTTGGGTTAACAAATCCAACTCTACTTCCTGCAGGCCGTAAGTTGTTCATAGCATTGTATGCGTCTACAGTTAAGTTTAACGTATTCTCATTAACGTTAAAGTATTCTAGTGGATCTATACCTTGTGCATCAGCAACGTTCATTAGGACGTCTGTCATTGCTTTTGCTGCTGGTTTTTTAAATCCTAACTTCTGTAACTTACTGCTAATCATACTAAGTTTTGAAGGATCAAATGTTTTGTCTACATTTTTTGTTAGCTCAGCAAGTATCTCTGAACTTGCTTCTGGTAAAGGAAAGTTTATTGTGGCGTCTTCTAAATATGCAACCAGTGTGTCTGCTACTACTTTATACTTTGTTGCATTGCCAAATGTGTCATACAATGATGCACTACTCATATTACTGTCCTGTACGTTTTCTTGGTGTCTGTGTTGTTCCTAGGAAGCCGGCTTCAGTTGCTCTGTAAGCAGGTCCTTCTTTAGTCTTTTTATCTTCATTATCAAACGGAAACTCTATTTCGCTACTATCAAATCTTGCTAAGTCTGTTGGATTTAATTCAAAGTTGAATGTACTGTTTACAGTCATGTTTTCAATTTCAAATGTTAAATCAAATGTTTTAAATTCAGAACTAGTATAGTCTAAGTCACCAGGAGTAAAACTTGTTATTTGTGGTCTGAATAAAATATACTCTACACCTTTACCGCCGGCATAGTTTATAATTTTAATTTGATCAATAAAGTGAGAATCACGTGTTGCATCTAATCCAGCAGTGTTACTTGAAAAACTTGAAGTTCCAAAAGAAGAACTCTTTGTTAATGTATCTGAATGACTTGGCCACTGTTTAGGACTTAGGTCTCTTGGGCCTGTACCGCCTGATGTTCTGTTACGTGGCTCGTTGTAATAGTATGAAAAGTATTTCATAAAGATTGTTAACCATTCGTTGTTAACAGTATCAATCACCGTGATATCACACGGACCGAAGTCAACTCCGGTCTGTACTAATCTTCTGTGATTATATGATTTTTTTGCTTGAGTCAGAAATTGAATTTCTGGTATCTTTGCTTGTTGTACCAAACTACTAATTTGTGTACGAAATGCAGTACTGTCGCCTAAGTTTTGAACTATGCTTGGATTGAAAATGAATTCAACAAAGCCATTGAACTTTTGCCTAGGAGGCGTAAGCCCAGGTTTAAACCTTTCTGCATTACGCCAGTTTCCTAAGTAAGTTTCTTTAGGTAATAGTAACTTCCATAAGTTCATTATGTACCTATGGTGCTATTACGCCAAGTCGCTGATATTTAGAGACGGTGTGCTTGTTGGGAAGAATTCGCCTGCATGTACAGCATTATCGAAACGTATTGTTAAAACGATTTGTTGTTGACTTGCCTCAGCATAATCATTATCGCCGTATGTTACGTTCTGAATAAAGCATCCTTCTAGTTCCCAAGTTTCTGTTGGTTCTGCTGATGTTCCGTCTAATACATCCATTGTCATGTTAAACTTAAACTGGTTTGATGCAGCCGCTGTTGTTTGTTGATAATGGTTGATCTGACGTTGTACTTGCTGACCTACTAACTTAGATACTGTATTGGTAATATCATCCCTGATAGTTACATCAATAGTATTCCAAGTGTGCTTGCCTTGCATGTACACTTTTGAGTTATAACTGTGTACTTCTACTTCATCAACACTAATGCTTGGTCGAGTAACACTCTGAACGTTAGTTGTCATTTCAGTAGCACGGTTCGCAGCACCAAGTCCTTGAAAGTTTACGCGGAAACGATACTTGAGTTTAGGCATGATTATGCCGCTACCTTCAATCGCTCCTGCTATCGGTATACCGAATTTTGATTTTGTTTCTGCCATTGTGTTCTCCTAATGAACTTATATTTCTATACTGATATTTATCAATTCTGCACAAAAAACATAAACTCTTGTTTTAATAATCACAAAAAAGGGGCAATAAATGCCCCTTTTTCTTGGTTTTTAGTAGTTAAACTATTAAGAACCTGTTGAACCCAAAGTATTTTGAATTCTAATCGGAATATAAATGAATTCCACAGCCTTGACAGGTTGTATTGCAACATCAATGTGCAATTCGTTTCTATCAATTCTTGCTGGAGTGTTGTTTGATGTATCACAAACTGTAACGAAGTCAAACAAACCACGTTGTGAGACAAGTTCACCTAAGAATCTGTCAACTACAACTTTTGCGTTTGTTCTTGTTACTTCGTCATTTGGCTCGAACAAGAATGGCTTAACTGCGTCATCTAATTGCTCACGTATGTAAATTACTAGTCTTGAAACGTTTACTCTATCCAATGCACTTGCTACTGGATTAAGTGTTTTCTGACCAAATACGTTGATTCCACGTCCTGGGAATGAAGCAATTGGATTAACTTTGTTTAGATACAATGAATCACGTTGGCCTTCATTTAGAGCTACAGAGACGTATTCGCTTTCTGCTGGATCTAAATAACCTACTGATGTAGCATTGTTAACAACACCACGTTGGAAACCAGCCGGTGCAAACCATGGGAATGCCACCTGGTCATTAAATGCGAATGTACGCAATGCCATATGTGATGCTGGTACCATAATGTTAGTACCATCTAAGTTAGTTGTTAAACCATGTGGGTAGTAAACTGCTGCTTGTGAGCTACTGCTTACTAATCCATTTTCACCATTTTCAACTGCATTGTTTGAGTTAGTTGCCCATGCTTTTGTGCTTGATGCATCTGATTTCAAACGTAGTGGTGGATCGATCAATGCAAACACTGTGTCTTTTCTGTCAACACCTAATGTGAGCATTTCGTCTGCTAGTTCAGGATAACCTGGAACTGCCACTAAGTTGAAACGGTTTGTTTCGTTTCTAATATCGTCGTTAGCACTAATTGCTGCTTGTAATGAACGTGTTACTGCTTTACGTTGTGCCTTTCTTAATAAAAGACCTGAACCGTCAGCTGCATTACCTGAGAAACTTACCCATACATCGCCCACTGCTGAGCCTTCATATGAATAATTTTTTCTGTATTGCTTAACGTTACCACCTGAAGCTCTGTAGTTCCAACCTAACATGCCACCTGGATATAAACTTGGATCTGGTGCGTCTGCGTCGTTTGATGCACTTGCACTCTGTCTAAAGTCTGCAAATAAAACTCCATCTGGCGAGCTTTGATCTGCTAAGTCTACTAATACCCATGCTGCACTTGCATACTTGTAAAGTTTCAATGACTCTGTATCTGAGCTATCTAACCAAACATCGCCATTTACTAATGCACTTGAACCGTCTGATTGTACAGTTGGCTCTGTTGCTTTAGTTTGGAAATCTTTTGTTAATGATACCCATGCACTACCATCGTGCTCTAATAAGTCAACGTTGTTTGTGCTGATGTCAGCATCATACCATAATTGAGCATTTGCTGTTGCACCTACTGGCTGAGTAGTACTTGGTGACATTTTGCTTGAGACGTCATCGAAGTTGCTGAAACGTCCAGCACTTACATTGATATCTGCTAATCTAAATGTTACGTTTGTTGTATCACCTTCTGCAAATGAAATATCATTACCTTTGATGTTTACAAATTTAACTTTACCGCTGTCATTACTTACTACTAATTCATCTGGGTTAGCTGCTGAACTTGCTGCTGATAATGCAGAGTTGATATCACCTACGATGTCGTCAACTGCAATATTACCATCTGTTTCACTTGATAAGTAAACAGAAATAGCAGTTGCACTTTCATCAACAAAAATGTTGAATGCAACGTTACTTGCGTCTATCTTAGCATTTGAAATACTAGTGTCTCCTACAGCCGCTGAACTAGATACTGTTACAGTGCTACCACCGTTCCATTCAAATAGTTGTCCTGCTGCCGCATATTCATTTGTATTTCCTTTTGCGTCAAACCATAAAGCGCCTTTTGCTAAAGAACCTGCTTTACTGTGATATGCATAAGCCTCTGATGAAGACTGTAAGAAAGGAACGTCTTGCTTCACAAATTGTGTGCCGTCCCACTTGCTTATTGCTAATGATGTGCCTTGGTTTGGTGCTGAAGTCTGGAAGAATACATCACCGTCTGCTAATGCTCCGCCTAATCTTTGAGTAGTTGGAATTTCTGTATGTGAGCCCCACTGGAAGTCACCACCTGATTTTGCACTACTCCATGCACTTGATCCAACAATATACCACTGGCCACCTATTTTTTCAAATATGTAACTGAGTTGTAATGCTTCACCTGCACTGTTCTTTTGCACTACAGCAAATTTGCCGTTTGTGCTGAATGAATCTTTCGGGAATGAGTTTGCAGCAAATACGTCATTTGCCCCTGTGACAAGTACGTTTGCTGATTGTGATACCCACTTACCGTTGTCATATTCTTTGATACCCCAAACTGTTGTGGATGAATCAAACCATATGCTGTCGGTTGCTGGGTCCGAAGATGGTGCAGATGCTGATGCTTCTAATTGACCTAAGTCAACGTCAGCTCTTAAGACAAATGCTCTGTTTGCTATGCCTAAGAATGAATATGCTGCTGCTAAACCATATTCGTTTGTTTCGTCACCGTGAACTGGAGTTCCGCCACTCATTTTAAAGTTTGGGTTACCATAATTTTGTATTAGTTCACGTTGGCTTGTAATTGAATACAATTTGTTTGCCGCGCCGCTTGTTGTGTATGCTGCTGTTGAGGTTCCGTCTGGGCCTGTTTTATTACTTGCTGTTGCAATAACAATAAGTGGAACAGTTCCTGCACCTGCAGGTGCATAAAAACTCTCGTCAGTAACACTAATATTAACGCCGGGCGATACTAATGTTGCCATATCTTTTCTCCTAATATATTAAGATACGATATAATCGTATGCATATATTTATCTAAAAAGGATATTATTCGACCGTTATGAATATTAAAAGATATTAGGTGGTATTATACTAGTTTAAGAGGAGCTCTAAATTCGCCTGTGGTCCAGTCTCTGATGTTTTCTACTTGTCTTTCTAGGTCTTCTAGTGTGCCGTCATTTCTAATTATGTAATCTACTTCGCAACCACACCAGTTCCATTCACTTTCGTGTACGTCTTTGTATGTTGTTTCCATAATTTTTCTTGATATAACGTTGTCGTGTGCTTGACTTGCTGTTTCGTACCATTCAGGTAACTCTCCACGTTGTACCCAAATAACTTTTCCGCCCATGTTTCTAATTAAATCTAGCTCGTTTTTGAAACGTGCATCGCTTACAACGGTACATGGAGAATCTTTTGCTTGTTTTCTAATGCGATATTCTAAACTATGCAACCATATATTAGAATCAAAGTGTGTTCTAAGTACATCTGTGCCTATTAATTGTAATGCTAGTCTTGGAGTAAAGTGAGGAATGCCTGTTTTTTTGGTCCAGTATAGGTCTGGTGTTTCTCTAAAGTCTCTGCTTTCTACGGTATCGCCTTCCATTAAGTGTCTTGGCCAACCAAATATCGATGATGTTAGGTCCTTTAAGGGTGCTGCAAAACTATCTTCACTGCAACCTCGCTCTACAAACATGTTAGCAACCGTTCCTTTGCCACTGCCTATAAAGCCTGTAATACCTATAATCATATTCTATCCTATAACAAATCCTAGTGGTGCATTTCCTTCTTCCATGTTATATATCTGGGACTTTAATGTTTCCATATCATTTGTGGCTTCTGATTTAAGTGCTTCACCATTAAGTGTGATTGCACCACCTGCTCCAGGTAAACCACTCTGATACTTACTTCTTGCTTCGCCTAGTATAAACTTAGCCTGTGCTAAAGAATAAAATGCTAACCATTGATTTGCATATACGTCTTTTAGCAGCGTTGCTTCTGGAATAAAGTTATATATACCAACTAATACTTCCTCTTCGTGTCTAATATTGCGTAGAATCTTTAATACTTTAGTATTTCTATTGTATATAAAGTTGTATTCACTACCAAATATTCTACCAATGTTTTCTTTGTATTGTGCAAATGCATCAAATACTGCTAGTCCACCTATTTGTCCTGCTTGTAGCATATACATATTGTTGAAGGCAACATCAAATGGATCAAAGTTAGTACCTCCACCGCTGTTAGTACCAATGCCTCTACGGTATAATCGTCTAACTTCCATTACTTCGTCAGGTAAAGTGTACTCTGTAACGCCTTCTTGAGTTTTTATGTATAACATACTCTCTTCGACGCTACCAGCACTTAACTGGCGATAGGTTCCCATAGCCTTATCGATTGCTACATCGTAATGCTCACGGTCAAGTTCTACATCAACAATACCGTCTGCTAAACGCAGTTGTATTTCTTTGATGAGCTCTTCTCTATTATTGTATCCAATTTGATTTATAGGCATAACACTATTTATCACATAAATGCTTTTAGAATGATAGTTTTGTCGTTAAAACGGCCATTCATTTTAGTGTCAGTAGTCTTTAAATCCTTAAATGCTTTCATGAACTTTGTTTTGCTTGTACCAGTCCAATTTTTAATTTGTTCTGCTGGTTTACGCAATGTTTTTTGTATACTTTTTTGCATACTAAAGTCTTGTAGTGTTGTTCCTTTAACCATTATGCCTGTTTTAAATTCGTCTACCAGATAGACGCCTACTTTACGAGTCTTAGTGTTGTATACCCAAACCTCTTTTGCATCAATTATATCTGTTGGATTAATACTTGCAATACCTAATGAACTTTCATTTACTTGAAACTTTAGTTTTTGTACAAGTTTTTCTTTGCTTACTGCTTTTGGTTTACGTGGCTTTCGTTGTGCTTTACCTGTTTGTATCATTGTATCACAGGCTTGATTAATTTTTTCATAAAATGCTAAAAAGTCTTTACGCATCTTAACATCCATAAATGAATAGCCTTCTTTGATGTCAGGGTCTTGCCATGCTACTACTTCAAGTGCTTCTGCGTATTGCCCTGCAAAATCTTCTTTGATAATTTTTGCATGATTAGGTTTTACTACGCCGCCGCCATATACTTGCATGTCTTTGTATGGATCAAACTTCTTAAGGTCAAACTTGGAGTCTTCGAAGATAAATTTATCTACTAGTCCTTCCCAATCTCCAACTAGCCCTTCGACTTGTTCTTTCATTCTTTGTTGTATGCTTACTTTTGGTTTATCTTTAGCCTTCTCTGCTTTTTCTTCAATCAGTGCTAATGCTTTGTGTTCAAGTTTTGGTATCTTGTTTAGCAAATGCTGTTTAACATCAGGGTGCATGTACCCAGACTTGACCCAGATAAAGGTATGCTTGGCAAAAGTTCTAAACCATGTTGCTGGTACTCTTTTTAATTTTTTAATAAGTTCCTTATCTAGTCCACTGTCTTTGTCTAACCAAGTTGTAACAGTCGGATCTGCAACTTTGTCTGATATTTCATAGTGTACAAAATACTCAAACTGGCGATATATTTTTTGCTTATCTTCTTCTGTCTTTGCTTCGTTAATTGATTGCCACTTGGGCTCTGGCATTAAATAAATGCTTTTCTTTTTTCTTTTAGCCATTAGTCATCTATCTCTACGTGATCAGGATCAACATACATTTGTTGCAATGGCATTGGCCATTGATTAAATCCAATAATATCTATTTTATCACGTAGTGCGTTTTTGTCTTTCAAAAAACGGAATCCCATTAACATTCCCTCATATCTTCCTGCTTTCTCTCCAGCACGAAAACTGAACCAACTATTAATTATAATAAAGCCTATAAAAATGATTGCTGTTGTATAATCCATATCTTTACCTAAATGTTATTAGTGCGTATTTTAACACCTTGCACTACGTTTGTCAAGTTTTACTTATGCCTTGACCAATTTTTGAGTGTGTTGATGGTAGTTTTGACGTATTTTTTATATTTTTCATAGTGATAAATAGTGTTATGCCAAGATTAAGTTTATGGAATCCGACAAAGACAAATGACTTCAACTTCATTGATAGAGTTGTTGGAGAGCATCTTCACGCAGGTGGTACTGGTGTACATGTACACAAATATTTGGGTATTCAGGCACAAGGTAACACAAATGATCCTACAAGACCAGCAACAGATGGTAATAACTCAGAAGTTTTTATACAAGACTTACTGTTTTTAGAAAACAGAGATCGCAAATACAGCAAAGATATATTCGAATTACGTGGACAATACAATGTTGGTGACAACGATGCGTTTGATCTAACACAATTTGGTATGTTCTTAGCCAACGATCAATTAATGATGAACTTCCATATTGAAAGTATGGTAGAAGCAATAGGGCGTAAACTTATGCCAGGTGATGTTTTAGAGTTACCTCATTTAAGAGATGACTTATTACTTGGCAGTGACGAGGCAATAAACAGATTTTATGTAGTTACAGATGGTAGCAGACCAGCAGAAGGATATGATCCACGTTGGTGGCCTCATTTGTGGCGTGTTAAGTTAGGTCCAATAACTGACTCACAAGAGTACAGGGACATACTTGGCACAGGAGAGGAAGAAGGAGACTTGCGTAACCTCATCAGCACCTATGCAGATGAGATTGCTATCAGCGATGCAATAGTTGATGCTGCAGAAAAAGACGTACCTTATGATAAAAAGTATGTTGAAACAGCACACCTATACGTTGATGAATCAGTACCTGGTAAACCTGGAGTTGGTGTTTCATCTGATGGACAACCACCAAATGGTATTAGTATTGTAGGTAGTGGCGAAAGTTTTCCAACTAGTGGCGTGAGTGATGGTGATTACTTTTTGAGAACAGATTTTATACCTAATAGACTGTTTAAGAAAGAAGGTACACGTTGGTCGTTAACTAAAACAGACAACAGAGGTACATGGGCTGCGGCGAACAGAGTTCTTGCAGGCTTTATCAATAACGATAACATTGTTACTAACACAGACGGTGAAACGTCTAATGAAAAAGTCAATCTTAGTAAGGTAGTAACACCTAAGACTGATAACTAAACATATAATTTAAAGGAAGTACAAATGTTTTTTAGAGACACAAAATTAGACAGAGAAGCAGTATTTGAACAACTAAAAATTGACGAAGGAGTCGTCAATGAAATATATCATGATCATTTAGGATATGCTACGTTCGGTGTTGGGCACTTAGTATTAGAGTCAGACCCAGAACACGGAGAACCAATTGGTACTCCTGTATCAGAGGATAGAGTAAAGGAATGTTTTGAAAAAGATTTAGACACAGCAATAAGCGAGTGTGAAAAATTGTATGAAGAAGGCGTATTTGAAGATTTGCCTGATGAAGTACAACAAATTTTAGTAAACATGATGTTCAATATGGGCAGAACACGTTTAAGTAAATTTAAAAAGATGCATGCCGCAATTCTCAAAGAAGATTGGAAGGAAGCCGCAGTAGAAGGCAGAGATTCAAGATGGCATAAACAGGTTACTAACAGAGCGGAAAGATTAATGGTACGTTTAGAAAACGTATAAACTAGAACGGAGTATTATGGAATTGAAAGAATTAAATGAACAACGTGTTTGTGAAATCTTAAATGAGATCATAGAACTAGAAATGGCTGGAGTAGTTAGATATGCTCACAGCTCGTTAATGGTTACTGGTCCTTATAGAATTCCAATTGTAACATTCTTACAAGAACAAGCAACAGAAAGTTTAGATCATGCTTTACAGGCAGGCGAATATATTACAGGAATGGATGGACATCCAAGTCAAGTAATTGCACCAATTGAAGATGTAAATGATCATAGTGTGCAACAAATACTTACAGAAAGTCTAGAGCATGAACAAAAAGCAGTTAAAAAATACAAAGAACTGCTTGAAGAAGTCAGCGACGCGAGTATTATGTTAGAAGAATATGCCAGAGGACAAATTGGCATGGAAGAACAACATGCTTTAGAGATAAAGAAAATGCTCAAAGACTTTGGGTAATAAATTATGGCAGGCAAAAATTTAGACTACTGGTATGATGCACAGGTAAAACGTTACTTACAACAGATTATCCGTGTGTTTTCAAATTTCCAAGTAGCCGAGAATACCGAAAACGGCAAACATTATAATCGTGTGCCTGCACGTTATGCCGATCAAAGCAGAATGGTTGCAAGTATATTGCGTAATAACTCAGAGAATGTTATTAACAGTGCACCTTTTATTGCATTAAGCATACAAAGTATACAACCAGCAAGAGACAGAATTCACGAACCATCATTAGTTGATACTCAGCAAATTGCAGAAAGAAAATTCAACACCTCTACACAAGAATACGAGCCCGGACAAGGTAATGTGTATACAACACAACGTTATATGCCTGTTCCTTATAATTTAACTATGCAGGTTGACTTATGGACAACAAATACTGATACTAAATTACAAATACTAGAACAAATTTGGGTAATTTTTAATCCTACATTGCAGTTACAAGCAAACGACAATCCTTTAGATTGGACAAGCATTTTTGAATTAGAGTTAACTGACATACAATGGAGTAGCAGAAGTATGCCTGCAGGTGTTGATGAAAGCATTGACATTGCTACAATGACATTTACTGCACCTATATGGATTTCACCTCCAGCAAAAGTTAAACGTCAAACTATTATACAACGTATAGTAGCAGACATACACAACGTTGAAGACTTAGAAGACTTAGGGTTTAATTCTGATCTTGCAGACTTTTTTGATAGTTTACCAGAACATGCAGAAGTTGTAGTTACACCTGGTGATTACATGTTGCAAATAGATGGAGCCAATGCTGTATTACTAGATAGACAATACAATGGCGTGAAGTGGAGTAACCTAATAGAAATGCAAGGCGAACTAACTTCAACTAGCAAAATTAAATTAAACTTAACTAACGACAGCGACAATGATTTAGATGCTGTTGTAGGTTCAGTTAGTGCAAATCCATTAGACGATACAAAATTAATATTTAATGTAGATGCAGACACACTGCCTACAAGTACAGTTCCAGCGGTGGATAAAATTATAGATCCACGTGCGGCTTATCCAGGTGATGGCACATTGCCAGCTGCAAGTACAGGGCAACGATACTTAATAACAGAAAACTTAGATGCAGAAGGTTGGCCTAATTGGGCGATAGACGCAGGTGAAAATGATGTAATTGAGTACGATGGTACTAAATGGATTATTTCTTTTGATGCTAGTGAAGTGTCAGAAGTAAAATATGTAACAAACACAAACACAACAAAACAGTTTAAATGGTACAATGATGCTTGGATTAGCAGTCACGAAGGTGTATACAATTCAGGCTTTTGGCGTTTATTACTGTAATAGGAAAACTTATGACAACCGCGGCAGGAGTCTTGTTTTTAGCAAAAGATACAGGACGATGCTTATTCCAACTTAGGAAGGCAGAAAAACGTTTCAAGAATACTTGGGGGTTTTGGGGTGGCACTCTTAAGAAAAAAGAAACACCATATGAATGTATTCTCAGAGAATTGGAAGAGGAAATAGGGTTTGTTCCAGAACTACAAAAATTAAATCCTATAGATGTATATCAGAGCAAAGATAAAAAATTTTACTACTACAGTTTTGTATATGTGGTAGATAAAGAATTTCATCCAATACTTAATGGCGAAAGTGCAGGATATGCATGGGTAGATGTTGGCTGGTGGCCAACCCCATTACATGCAGGAACTAGAGCAACTCTAGTTCATAATAACGGTGAGAGCAAAATACATACTATACTCGACATACATAACGAATAAATATATGTATGAGAGGCGAAGTCATAAACTTCGAAATTCTTCGAATAGAGAGCGAACTCGAAAAATATGATGAGACGGGTATATTACCACTCATTATATTAGATGGTGTATATAGTTTGGAAGATATATGTACTATTCATTACGATAACTTGTCTAAGAAACATCAAAAGATTGCTGATGATTTGAAAAGCAATTACCACACATCACTTACTAAATGCGTAACTAGTTTAAGGCTATCCTTAAAAAAGGAATATGCGTATGTGATGAATAACCTGGCTACTAGCCATGAGAGTTTTAGATTTCGTAGTGTAATGAAAAAGTATAGATCCCAAATTAATCCAATCAAGGCGTTGTATTACGAACTAAGAGAAGTAAGACGAAGATACAGTAGTGAGAATGAACACCACGTATGGTTGGTGGATTTGTTAGCGGATAAACATTATAAAAATATTATAATTGATTCATTAGAGAAGGATATAAAACGTTTAGAAAGAGTTGTAAGGCAATTTTATATTCCTATTGTTAAAAACAGTGTTTCGGTGCCTTTAGAGTTGTTTCACGCAAAACAAACTATTAATGATTTTAAACATTTTCATCAAACATTCAGTGACTTTGATTCTGACCTCTTTGAGTAATTATTTAGAAGTAGCAATAAACACACCATTCCAATCTTCTGGCAGGTCTTGCGTTTTTTGGAATTCGCAACGTTCAATCCACATATCATAATAACCTTTCATCTTACCCTCAAAGGCGTCATGTAGTTGCTCACATAATTTAATTGCTTTATCAAAGTTTTGTTTACGATATTGCATGTGCATATCTTCATGCATTTGTTTGGCTTTTGCATACTTGCTTACTTTAATATCAAGTACTGTATATATTTCAATGCCCACAGTCTTTCCTTTTACTGCGAGGTCATCTACTTTAAGATAAAAGAATTTATCCTTTGTGTGTTTATAAGTATCACCACCCACAAGTAACAAGCAACCATATTCTTTACACTTGCTCTCTATTCTTGCCGCAGTACTTACAGCATCGCCGAGTATATCATAACTGTGTCTTGCAGTTGAACCCATTTCACCTATATAACCTAAGCCTGTGTTTATACCAGCACCCATGCCTACCGGAGGTCTGCCCTCTTTAACAATTTTATCATTAAATGTTTCTACTGCTCTAAGCATTAGTAATCCTGTCTTCACAGCACTACTAGGATGATTAGGATCTTCCATTGGAGCATTGTGTATATGCATACTTGCATCGCCTATATATTTAATAACCATTCCGTCAGCATCAAGTATAGGTTGTGTAATAGCATCCATATAACCATTCATTATTTTTGTAAGTCCTTTAACGTCATCTCCAAAACTTTCACCTAGTGGAGTAAAGCCACGTAAATCTGAAAAGCATATACTTACTTCGCGTTTCATACCCTCTTTAATAAGTTCTGGATTTTCTTGTAGCATACGCACAACGGTTGGAGAGGCATATCCTGCAAATTGTTTTTCTATTTCTTGTCTTAGTTTAAATTGTATCCAAAAGTTATTAAAACTTGCATGTGAAAATATTAAAAAGGCACTTATTGCAGGAAATGTTGCATCAAATAAAACTAAGTTAGCAGTATAAGAATATATACTATAATAAACAATTCCGCCTATAATACTAACTGTTGTAACCAGTCCTGCCCATATTGGCAACTTGTAAATAGCGAATGCTATTAATATCATGCTCAGTAACGCACACAGAAGCTCTGTAAGCGACGATAATTCTGATCTGGTAATATTACTCCCGTCTATAAAATTCTGTAGCATAGACGCTTGTATGTGCTGTGGCAGGATGTTGCCTCTCGGAGTGGGCACCGGGTTGGCAACACCTTCTGCACTTACGCCCACTATAACGAACTTTCCGCCTAAGTCAGGCAGTTCACTCGCATCGGTATATTCCACTTCTTGGAATGTGTTGTTAAAACGTATAAATGCTGTTCCATCTGGTTTTGTAACTATAGGTTCAAAAGGTGGTACTGCAAATTCTTGTACACCTATTTCGCTTGTTTTTAAAATATAACTAGGCTTCTGTGTGTATGTACGCAACATTTCTACAGC